TCAGCTTTGACGATGACGAAAACGGGAACCTTGCCATGCAGAAAATCAAGTCCGGCAGCTTGCGGGGGATCTCTTTTGGTTATCAGATATCCCGTGGAATCCGGCTGGAAGAAGAAACAGACGGATGGATTGACCCGGAAACAAAGCGGGAATTTAAAGGCCCGGCTGTCATCGGCATTGAATGGCGGCCCCATGAGATCACATTAACCCCGATTCCAGCGGATCACACAGTGGGTTTTAGCCGGTCCCTGGCAGACAACACCTTCGAAGCACAACCCAAAACCAACAAGGAGAAAACCGAAATGGAAGACAAAGAAATAAGAAAACTTGTGGCGGACACCGTGGCCGAGGCCATCGGTAAAATGCCGAAACCCCTGACCGCCGAGGATGTTGCCGGAACCGTCAGAAGTATTTTGAAAGATGAGAACACCCCGAAAATCCAGGTAGACCGGGACACCCTGGCCGATCTGTCCAGCCGTGCAATGGCGGTATCTGAAACGTGCAAGGCCAAAGTGTTTGATATGGCCCTTGACGGCAGAAGCCATGTCGAGATGCTGACCTTCATTTCCGATGAATCGGTGAAGGGCGGCAGCGATGCCAAACATCAGCGCAGCGCGGGCGATGAAAAGCACGAAGATGCGGCGGGCAATCAGCAGTTCCGGAAGATTGCCGACATCCCTGACGACCTGTTCGCCAGCGCTTTCCGGGCGATGTAATCAAAAATTAACATCCAATTGGAGGATTAAACAATGGCAGTAAACAAAATGCCGTGGCTTAAAAACCTGAACGGCGCGACCTCACCCCTTATCGTACCCATGAAAGCGGCTGCGGGTTCAACCCGCGCTTTCAAAATGGGCGAAATTTTAACCTTTAACGAGAATGCGGGCGTTGTGACGGCTGTCAATGCGGTTGCCGACGCTGCTTACTCTTTGGTCATTGCCGCCGAAGAGCAGAAGTCAACCGATGCGGCCCGATATGTGCCTTGCTACATGCTGCGGGACGGTGACGTTTTCGAGTTTGCCCTTGCTGCTGCGGATGCCATCGAATACGGCGAAGGGCTGACCCTTACGGCAAGCCAAAGCCAGCAGCTGACCGTAGACGTTGACGGCGTGGCGGTTGCGATGTCTGTCGGTACGGATAACGTGCCCCAAGTCGGAACCACAATCACCAGCAAGTCTTATGTGCAGGCGGTTTTCCATCCGGAGTTTTCCTACTGGTATAAAAACGTCCTGCAAAAAAACCTGGTCAAAGTGTTGGCGAAAACATCTGCCTACACCCTGACCATGGAAGATTGCGGCGCGATTATCACAAACAAGGCGGCTCAGGGCAGCGTGACCATTACGGCCCCTGAAGCGGTTGTTCCTGTCGGCTACAATGTCATATTGATGGCGGCAGCGGCTCAGGCGTTGGTGTTTGACCCGAAACCGGACACGGCTTCCGTGATCATCAAGGGCGGCATCCAGACGGCCGGAAAGACCGTTTCCGTGACAGACGAGGGCGACTTCATGCATCTGATATGGGATGGGACCGACTGGCTTGCGTATGCGTCAATCTCCGGCGCGGATGCTGACATCACCGTAGAATCATAATTAACCCAGGCGGCGGGCGGAACCTGCCGCCATTATGGAGGGTAAAAAACAATGAGCAAGAATCTTATCAGAAGCGGGATATCATACGCCCCCGGCCTGTCCCTGGGCGGGCTTCGCGAAATTGCGCTGAACGACCCCAAAAATTTTATGCAAAAAATTGATGGGTTGATCGAGAACGGGACTATCAAACCGGCTGACATCCTGGCGAACGCTCGCGGGCTGTTCATGAATTTTTCCGATGTGCCCGTCACCGTTCACATGCCGGACGAACTGACCCATAGCGGCCAGCGCGCCATCACCACCAGCGCATTTCCGGTCCTGACCGGTACGGCCATCATTAAAATGTTTAATGACAAATACGCGAAACTGCCGACAATCGGGCAAGACCTCGTGACGGACTTTGACGACAACAAGAAAATCACCACCATTGCCGCCGTGCTGAATGACGACAAACACGTAAGCGAAGTCAAGGAAACTGAGGAATACCCGGAAATCGGAGCAAGTGAAGAGACGGTCCAGATCAGGCACCGCAAGAACGGGCGGAAAATCAGCCTCACGACCGAAATGTTGCGGGAAAACGATATCCCCAATTTCCTTATGCGCGTTAATGCCCTGCCGGAAATTGCATCGGATGAAATAGAAGAACTGACCCTTGCGCGTGTGACCGATCATTATGGTTCAGCGGCCTCCGCTGCCGAACCCTACGTTTACCGGCCCGAAGGAACCGGTACGGCCCTTTACAGCTCCACGGCGAACACCCCCGGAACCCGTGCGCCGTCTGGAACCCGCGTTGCAAACAATGCGTTTGTCGATGAAACCGACCTTGACGCGGCCCGTGCGGTGCTGGCGGCCATGCTGAACGGCCGGGGCAAGAGAATTAACATCCCAGTATCCGAGCGCGTGATTTTGTGCCCGGATGCCATTCTTGGCGCGGTGCTGAAGGTCATGAACAGCGAATACGTCCCCGGCGTGGAGAACGAAATTTCCAACTGGGGGCCGCGTGGTCGCTGGAATATCCCGGTTGCCCGTATCCTTTCCAGCCCGAAAGTGGACGACCTGTCCACGTCCGCATGGTATTACGGCGCACCCAAACGGCAATTCCTGCGTAAATGGAAAATCCGCTTTACCTATGTGACCCTGGGTCAGAATACGCAGGCGTACCTTGACCGGGATATCGCTTTTCAGGCCCGTATTTCCTGGGATTGTGAAGTTGGCGCAACGGATTACGTCAATTTTATCCAGTGCCTGAGCGCAAGCACGGCCCCGGCTGACGAATAAGCTGGAACCATAAACCATGATCCGGGGGTTTGCGGCCCCCGGATTTTCGAGAGGTGAAAAGATGAAAAATAAGAAAATGCTTTTTATGGTTCTGGCGCTGGTGTTTTCGATGGTGGGTGTGGCATGGGCCATCACCGTATCGGAACGGCCCGGAGGAATAGCAACCCCGAAATGGTATGGGTATTCCAACGGCGCAAAATCAACTTATTACCTGGAACATCCGACCTTGACGGCGAATGATCAGGTTGTCACGGAAGACACAGCGCAAACGCTGACAAATAAGACGCTGACCAGCCCGACAATTACAGGGGCAAGTTTAAGTGGTAACGTTTCGGGCGCGGTGCTGACCACCCCGCAAATTAACGACACCAGCGCAAACCATCAATATGTTTTTGCACCGTCCGAATTGGCGGCTGATCGAACGGTAACGTTGCCGCTTCTGACCGGGGCTGATGAATTTGTCTTTAAAGACTTTATCCAGACATTGACGAATAAAACCCTGACCAGCCCCGTGATTAATGTGCCGACAACCACATCCGGAAACGGCGCAATTGTGGCGAGTAAATGCACGGTCGTTGAGTACGGCGACGGGGTGCTGCATAAAAGCGTTATCACGTTCACACTGACTGGCGACCATGACATTGACGTTGATGACGGCGGTAAGTCAGCGGGGGTCAAAGTGTTCGATATGCCCGAGGGCCGGTTAAGCGTTTTGGGCGTAACGATTGACGCCTCAACCGTCACGAACAACGTCTACAATGCCAGCACGAATGATATTTACTATGTCAGCGTGGGCACGGTGGACGGAACTCAGGCGGCTGATGCTGATTTAACGAGCACTGAGGCCGACATTATACCTAAAACCACCCTTGACACGGTGTCCAGCACGACATTGACGCTCACATGGAAAACGGCTTTGGCAGCGGCCGCTCAGTTTGACGGCACAACAACGCCGGTTGATTTATTTGTCAATGTTGCCGTCCCGGATGCCAGCAATACAGATGCGACGACACACGCCATTACCGGAACCATGACGATCACATGGATCAACCTGGGCGATTATTAACCATGACTTTCAAGGATATATTAGCGGCAGACTTGGCGGTTTTCATCAACTCGGATGAGTTCGGGGAAACCGTCACCTATACGCCTTATGGCGGGACGGGCGCGTCTGTGTCTGCTGTTGTTATCCGCGAAGAGTACACCAAAGATTATATCGGTTCGGAAATCCACCTGATGAAGCGGGCGCGGGTAACGATCAGCGCGGCGGCGATCTCAACGCCTGACCCGGACGGCGACACCATTACTTTTGACGGCGCTGTGTGGACGGTTGAATCTTATAACCCGGTCGGCCAGAACACGGCTTACCGGATCACTGTAACGAGTCACGAAATTTTAAGCAGGGACGCATAAATGGCGCTCACCATAAAGATTGACCAATCGGATATTGACCGCATCAAAAATGATCTGCGGAACATCTCTAACGGGATGCCGCTTGCTGTTGTGCGGTCGATTAACCGGGTGGTGGACGGCGTGCGTACTGACATGGTGGAAATTGCCCGGACGGTCTACACGGTGAAAGCTACAGCGGCGCGGAAAAATATCACGGTGCGGAAAGCGAATACCGGCGATATGACGGCATGGACGGAATCAAAGGGTAAGCCAATTCCGTTGATTGATTTTAAGGTTTCGCCGTCCAGCGTCCAGCCAAAAAGGAAGTCTCTGATTCAGGCGGAAGTGATTAAGGGCGAGAAAAAGCCGGTCCATGGTCAATTCGGACACGGCGGCTTTGTGGCGGTCATGCCCAAGAACTCTAAAACCCAACCGGCAGGTCACAAGGGCGTTTTTGAAAGGAAAGCATCAACTCGGCTGCATATAACTGAGCTTTACGGCCCGCGAATTGAAGATCTTTACGCCCGCCCGGAAAATCAAGAGAAATTGCAGACAGGCGCGGACAAACGGCTGATGAACGAACTTGAACGGCAGACGGATTATATTTTTAAACAACGGAACGGGCTCCTGTAATGGCTGACGATACGATCAGAAAACAGATTTTAGCGGCATGGGTAGATTATTTCGAGGCCGAAGAGTGGATAACAACGGGCGGAATATCCGTGAACCCAGGAAAAACCCGTTACAAAAAAAACGAAATGCCGGGCATATCAGTGTTTGCAGGCGAAGAGGAAAGCTGGCGGGACAAATACGGCGAGCAGGATTGCAAAGTTCAGGTCGAGTTTAAATATGTTGGCCTGCTGGCGGTCGGCGCGGACGTTTTCCAGATTGCTGAAGACATCCGGGGACAGTTGATAAACACGGCCATGAACGCGGAAGACGATTTTTCAAATGATAGGGAATACGCCGGGGGAACGATTGATTACCCGGCTTCTGACGATGAGGCTTATCAAGTCTCAATAATGATGAATATTCATTACCAAACTTTAATAGGCAACCCATACGAACAGGGGGATTAGAAACATGAAAGCGAAAACCGCATCAAATGCGATTCTTTACGGTGAGGCCGGTCAGGATTTTGTTGATTTTGTGGCACTCACAGACGATGGCGACCATCTCAATTTTAACTCAGCCGATGAATTATGGTCTGACGCATCCGGGAAAACCCCGGATATCAAACCAAACGGCCTTGCATCTGGTGGCGCGGTAACGGAAGCGGTTTCCGGCTCAAATGACGTGGTGGACGTGGCCGGGCTGACTTGCTATCTGGCAGGGGTTTTGACCACTGTTGTGGCGGATGCTGACTTCGCAGTTACGCGGGGCGACGCAACCCACCTGCTGTTGACTTTGGCGGCGGCAGGGTACACTAATTGCGTTGCGTCTGATATCGGCAAAACTGTTGTGGGAGGAACCACAACCGACTCAGGCATTTTGATTGCGTATAACAACACGACCCGGCAATGGATTATCGACCAAGTTGACGAAAATGACGATTTTGATGATGACGATGAAGCAATCACCATAACCACCGGGACCGGCGCGGGATCAATGGAAGGCGTTGCAGTTGCGGCCCCGTACAAAATCTGTTCCATCACCGTGGCGTCAAATGGCGCGTTAGCTTTGGTTCAGGGCTATCAGGGCACGGCCTTTTCAACCACACGCGGCGCAATCGGTGGGCCTCCCTTCATTGCGACAACCTCAATTGAGATCGGCCAGGTGAAATACACATCATTAACAGCGGCCCCGGTGGACGCGGACGAAATCAAGCAGATTGTCGGCACTCATTGCGAACGCTTTGACAGCCCCACCTATGACGCGGTTTATGCGCGCGTTGAGAGCGGAGCCCTGGGTTATGCGGGTGTGCTTTTCCGTTCGGCCCTGCCCCTGATTCACACGGGCGGCGTGGCCAAGAAAGTTTATGCGGCGTATTACACCCCGGCTTTTTCTGAAATCCCGAACGCGGCGGACTTTGTGGCCCCGTCAACCTCTTATTCCGTTTCTTCCGAACAGGTTTATGGCGGAGTCGTCGGCAGTGAGTCGCAGTCTTTGAGCGCCGGTTCGTTCGCGGCCAAACTCGAAAACGGCGTGAATGATTTTATCCTGCTGATGGCCGACGATACTCTTTGGTTCAAATTTTATCCGGATCGGCTTGTTACTGGAAAATATCGGTTATGCCAAGGTAAGGTTGGCGTGGTTGAATCTTATGGTGCCGGTGCTTCCATGTCGGCAGCCGTAACGATTGCCGCATCAGAGGCGGCAAAGAGGGTGTACGCTTAACCGAATAGGGGGACGAAATGCCGTTTGATATCAAGCGTTTTGAGAAAGTAAAATTCGATGACCGAACGGAGGCCGTGTCGGTTCCGGATTTAAAAGAATGGTTTGGCGAAGGCGAGGCCCCGGAAATAATTGTCCGGGGCCTTACCGGGCCGGAAATTGCACGGGCGAACGAAGCGGCGGCGAAAAATAAGAACATGGCCGGGATAATTGAGGCCATTTCATCGGCGGACGCATCGGAAAAAATCGAAGCGGTCAAGGCGGCATTCGGGCTTGACGACCGTGTGCCGGATGAAATCGCCCGGAGGGTGGAGCAATTAAAAATCGGGTCTGTATCCCCGAAGTTCGATCAGATGCAGGCCGTTAAGTTTTTTGAAGTGTTCCCGGTCGAAGCGTACATGGTCACGAATACCATTAACCGACTGACCGGCAAAGGGAAATTGCCGGGGGAATCCAAGCCCTCTGGGAGCAAGAAGGCATCCGGGCAAGCCTGATTATGGCCGAATCCAGGGGGCGTTTCCTGTTTGAGATCCGCCCGGACGTTTTCCCGTACAACCATCTGACCGAAGATGAAATATCACTATGGTGTCTCTTTTACGATGACCGAGAGGCACGCAGAAAACAGAAGAGATAATCATGGCCGATCTTGAACGAACAATCAAAGTTTTACTTTTAGGCGAAGATGTCAGCCTAAACAAGGCCATGATCAATCTTAATAAAGATTTTGATCAGTTTTCGAGCAAAATCCAGGGGGCTACACAACCGCTTGCTGATTTTGGTATGAAGGTTGCCAAAGCGGAAGCCGCGTTGATTGCAATGGGCGTTGCTGGCCTTGCATATGCGGTCAACGAGTTCAAAAACTTTGAAGATGTTATGCTCAAGGTTAAGGGCGTTATCGGCGCCAACTCCTCCGAATACGCGCAACTGACGGCCCTCACCAAAGACCTGGGCGAAAAAACCCGCTACACGGCAACAGAAGCGGCGCAGGGGCTTGAGTTTTTAGCCCTTGCCGGGTTTAAAACCACTGACGCACTGACCGCCCTACCTGAAGTTCTCAATTTAGCGCAAGCTGCCGGTATGGATTTAGGCCGAGCCGCCGACATAGTGACCAATATCATGACCGGTTACGGGGTAGCGGTGGGCGACCTGTCAAAAGCAAATGACGTTTTAACCGCAACTTTCACCAATTCCAACACCAATCTTGAACAACTCGGGCAGGCTTTTAAAATGGTCGGCCCGGTGGCGAAGTCCCTTGGGTACGATCTTGACGAAACATCGGCCATTTTGGGCGTACTTGGAAACGCTGGTTATCAGGCGGAAATGGGCGGCACGGCCCTTAGAAATATTCTGCTTGCGTTGGTCGCACCTGCCGGGAATTTCGGGAAACTGGCGAAAGAATTAGGGGTTGATACAACCGAACTTGGCATTGATATCGCCGATTCTGCAAATGCCCTGAAATCTTTGGGCGTCAATGTCAAGGATGTCAATGGCGAACTTCTGCCATTCCCGGTAATTATGGATCAAATGAAGGTGGGTCTTGAAAAAATCCAAGACCCGGCAGACCGAACGGCAATCCTGATTGAGATATTCGGGAAGCGTGGCGGGCCGCAAATGGCGGCGCTGCTTGGCCAGGGTTCCGAGGCTGTTTTAGGGTTGCAAGAAAAAATCAAAAGCCTGGGCGGAATCACCGGCGACATTGCCGAACAAATGGAATCCGGTATCGGGGGGGCCTTGCGGTCTTTCCGGTCGGCTTTCCAGTCTGTTGCTATCGAGATCGGGGAAGCAACATCGAGAGACATCGCCCCGGCTGTCCATGGGTTGGCTGAAGTTTTCCGTACGATTTCCGACGAAGTGGATGCCGGAACGTTTGATCCGATTCTGGACGCCATCGGGGAATTTGCCCGCGATACTGAGCAATTATTTTTGGATATTGCGGAAAATTTGCCGGAAGCCCTTGACGGTGTTGATTTTTCAAAACTGGTGGCCTCTTTCAAATCCATGGGCCTTGAAGTCGGCGGAGCCCTTAACGCGATTTTTGGCGGTGATCTGGATTTGACAACTGTCGACGGGCTTGAAACCGCCATTCAGAAAGTCATCAACATTCTTACCGGCATGACCAATTTTACAGCCGGATTCATCGAAAAGCTGGAACCGCTTTTGACCGTTATCGGCGAGATCGGGGAAAACTTCGGAGAGATGGGGGCGGAAGGCCAAAAGCTATCCGGGTGGGCGATGGATATCAACGTTCTTTTTAAGTCGCTGGATACGTTCAAAGACGTTTTAATAGGGGTAACGGCAGTATTGACATCCGGTGCCCTAATCACAACGGTAAAAACACTTGCATCTGGCATCAGTTTACTTGACGGTGTGTTGACCCTCGCCCTTACTTCCAAACTGTCCGCCCTCGGTTCATCGTTCACGCTTTTGGGTGCGGCTGGCCCGTATGCGTTGGGGTTGGCTGCGGTAGCGGCGGCGATCTATAACATTTCAGACGCAATCGCAACCATCAAAAAAGACGACGTTTCGATGTTCCCTAGCTATGACGACCTAACGCCCGGAACACAAAAGTTTCTTGACTTCTTTTTTGGCGAACCGCCCGAACCCATCAATTTATCCGTAACGGCAAAAACAGACACGCAAACCCTTGACGATCTTTTAACCCTTCCAATATTCCAGCCGGATTTCAAAACGGAATGGGAATTTAAGGCGACATTCGACAAAACCAATCTTGACGACCTGCTATCCATCCCCCTCATCGAAGATGGGATTGACCTGCCGATATGGGCGAAACTTGAAGACGAAGCCCTGCAAAAAGACATCGCCAATATTCCGCCCGTTGAGGGTCAATATTCCTTGGACGGAACCAACTGGATTGATATCGAGGGCGAAATCGACAAGAACGTCCCTAAAGAAAAAAAAGTCGAGGTAAAACTGACCGTCTTGGAGGCGGCCAAAATTGATCTTGAACGCGACCTCACCACGATTAAAACCAATGCCGAAACCATCCAAACAGCGATGGAATGGAGCGCAAAGGTCGATATCGCTGACATTGAGGCAGCGGCGAAAACCACAGAGGCGGCGTTTGACAGTGTGGGGCAGTCCGTCTCTGAAGTGGCAAGCGGCGTTGCGGACATGTTCGATTCGCTGGCCTCAAACCTGGACGGCATGGGGCAGGCTGACAAATGGTTTTTAATGGATCGGCTCGAAGAACAGCAAGACAAGCAAAACGAATTGATTGACGCGCAAGTGGCGCTCACGGCAGCACAAACCGAATACATGCGGTTGAAAAATGAAAAGATTGAATCCGGGGAACTGGCAGAATTAAAAATTGATACCACCGGGCTTGAACCGGCCCTCGAGTTGGTCATGTGGCAGATAATTGAAAAGGTGCAAATCCGGGCCAATGAAAACGCACAGGAATTTTTATTAGGATTGCCGAGCGTATGATCTCTTTAACCACGACCACGGCCAGTTCAGACGCTGTTATCCTTCAGGAACAGGGAGAAACAAACCGGATTGATTCAAAAGCGCGGGCATCAAAAACCATGTGCCTGGACGGGACCACAGCGCATACTCATTCGGGCGTTTCGGTGGGCGATGAAGAGCTATCGTTCAAGGCGGTTGTTTCGGATGGTGACGCTTTAATCCTTGAGCGGTTACACCGTAATTACACAGGTTTAACCATATCCACCAGCACGGGCGTTTATTCGGGGTATATCTACCGATTGAGATATAACGGACACACGGCTACTATGACACTGCGGAAAAAATCAAGGCTGGATGTGGAATAATGGGCAAGGGAACCATCATAAGCCATATCGCAGATGGGCAATATAACGTCACCCTGAAATATAACCGGGAGGCGCTGGATGCGGCTATTGCTGTGCTACAGGCCAGGGCCACCTTGCTCACTGACGAAATTCTGAACGAGACGGATGCCCTAAAAAAAAGGCTTTTGCAATTACAGCTTTTGTCTGTCCAGAAGCGAATTGATTATTTGACCGATATTGACCATGTGCCGGCGGATGCCACCGTAACGGCCTGGTGTGCCGATTTAACCACTGATTTGACCGGTGACGTAGGTCTGATAGAGATAGGCCGGGAACGGGCAAACGGGGTCAATATACAGCCGGGGTATGAGGATAACGCCGTGTTTGATGCGGCCAGAGACGGGCAAATAACGCCGCTTATGGCTCAGGATTCGGCGGCCACGTTTTACAATCTGGCGATGCTGCCCGGCGCCCAAAAGTGGAAACCAACCCATCTCTATGGAGCGATCACGGCCATTGATTACGATGCCGACACATGCAGCGTAACTCTTGATGCGATATCCAGCAGCCAACAAGCCTTAAGCTTGATTAATGGAGCTTACGGCATCAACGACGTACCGATTGATTACATGGACTGTAACGCGGCGGCATTCGTCGTTTCCGACCGGGTGATTGTGTTTTTTGAGGGGTACTCATGGGATACCCCGAAAGTTATCGGATTCGAGGAAGAACCGAAACAATGTTGCTGGGCCGAACCGTGGGATTTTGACGCGGCATTAAGTGCAACCAGAGTGCCGGTCGCCGGGCATCCGACCGGTTCAACAGTTGAAAGATTATCGCCGTTAAGGGTCTGGGTTTTGCAAGATCCGGGCGGCGGTGAACCGGGTTTCCCATATCCGGACGGAGCGTTTACGATTGAAAACGATAACGGACAAATCCGGTTTTATAAGCCGCAATTCGCGGTGCCGGTCACATATGGTTATTTAGGGGATGAAGAGCCGTCAACCCCGTATTCAGCAGCGGCGACTTTCCCATATCCGACCGGGTGGGGGGTTGAACCTCAACCTATTTTCAGGCCGGGCGCACTCAGGGCCCGGATAACGGTTTCGGATATTGTAACCGATTGCCGGGCAACGAATTTTTGGCGATATTCGTTCGGGACATCCGTTGCTGTAACGATAAGTGCAAAGGAGCCAGCATCTGGGGAAACATATTTTTTTACCATTTATTTTTTCAGCGAGAATTTTTTATGCAGCACTTTGTCCGGGGTGTTCAATTCAGCGACCTATCTTGAGGGGAAATACTGTTGGGCGGATGAAGCGGAAACAATTTACGGAACACCGGTATCTCATGCGTATCAGGAAAGCTTTGTGCCGGGTGGGTATTGGAAGGTAACCAGCGATCACGCCTATTTTGCATATTTGCCATTCGGGTCCGGGAATGCCAGGTATCTTGATTTCCCCTTCCCGGTGAACGTTTATAATGTTGAGGTGGTTTGTTTTGTCGGGAATCATGAAGGTAATAGCCCGGAATTTGAAGCAATTATAGACAGTATTGAAATTTGTTAAAACAATAAGGAGAGTGTTAACTATGGCATATGAATCGAAATACGCGGCTCAATTTATTATCGATGCCCTTAAAAAAATCCATGATGTGACCACCGACCCGATCCGGGTCGCACTTATGAATACGACATGGCGGACTGATTGGGCGGAGCTCACATCATTTGACCCTGAGAATGATTCGGTTTGGTCGGACGTGTCAGCTTATGAAATTGCAGGCGGCAATGGTTATACGGCCATTACGACTGGTAACACGGGCGGCATTTTGATAACTCCGATTGCTGTATCTGCTGCCATTGTAAGTACGAATGTAATTATATCATTAACAACAACCGCACCGACTATTGCTACTTGGACAGCGACCGGCGGGACCATGGCCACTACGGGTGGTGCTGTTTTTATGCAGTACAATACCACAACCCCCGCTGATTCAAGGATTATTTTGGCAAGTAATTTTGGGGCGGATTATTCCACTGAAGTAGGCAAGATGTTCAGAATAGATTTAACCAATGGGCTTGCGAAGGCGTCCATCGTCCTTTAATCACAGGTGATGCAATGGGGTTAAATCAGGACCAAGGCTCATATGAGTTTGATGTTCTAACCGAAGACGATTTCATCTACATACAAGATGTTTATTCGTCTGTTGGCACAGTTACGGTTACTCTTACAATTTATTCATGGGACGAAGATGGGCATATAGTATTGCAATCGTCTATCACAACCACAACTGTTGCCATTGTTGATATGGCCGATATCACATGGCAGGGAGAAGCTGCAAAAACCGTCACAGTTGAAATTGATGTCGATAGTGGCGATGAATTGATTCTTGAATTATACAAAATCGCAGCGGCCAGAATAGGTTTTTCCGAATTCCAAATGACGCCGAATAATACTGCAAAATTCAATGAAACCTTTGCCGGCGAGTTTGATGAATTGTGGTATCAGGATGATTTTGCGGGTAATTTTGGGGATAACCCAGGCTCTTTAACCTCCACCACTTTCTATCCGTTGGGATACCATGCCGGGGCAACGGGGGCAGATTTTGCGCACATGTTGGCCGCTGCATTTACAGCGTTCAACATGCTTACCGAACCCGACGTATATGTCAATTTCGGATTGTTTTTTGATGGGTATTATCGGACTCGGTTCTGGGTTCATTCGTCTGTTGGATGGATTGAATGTCGGATAGGGACAGAAAATATTTCTGAAATAGCATTAGAACCGGTTTTTTTGGCCGATACGCTTCGTTTAAGCGGCTCTAATTTGTATTCTGTGTATGTCAGTGGGTACGAAATGGCTACGGACATTCCAGCCGCCTCTTTTGATGGGGTTATAGATGGCATTGCAATTTTAGACATATATAACAATATCAACGTTTAAGACTATAATGGCAACGACAATATTTGATTATATCCAAGTTTTCACATGGCCGGACGGCGAAATAGTCCCTGGTTCCGGTGAAATATCGTCTGAAGATTTGGGCGGTGATGTATCAATTTCGCATGTATCGCCGGAAGTTTTTTTCATATCAGTAGATCCAGTAATCACTGGTGATGAGATTATAATTGTTGAGCACACGGCCTCGGAGGCCGTGTTTTATTCTGAATCAGCAATAGAATACGATGGCATCCTAATTATTACACATGTTCCGCCCGCAGCGTCTTTTTCATCAGATACCACGGCAACCGTAATTACGTCGGTTGATCATGTCCCGCCTGTAATTGATTTCGAGGGCGCGGATATTCAACTGATGGTTATGGCGATGCATGTCCCGCCGGATGTATCGTTTACTGCCGAATTGTCTGTTGAATATGATGGGATTTTAATCATCCAGCACGAACCTGCGGTTGGTGTATTCTCGCACCCGGCGATATCAGCCAGCCTCGGGGTAGTGCCGACATGGTTTACTGGACAACTGGTCACACATGTTCCGCCAGTTATCGTATTCACGGTGCCGGAAAACGCAATTGGGTCCATTCTCGATCATATCTCACCGGTAATTACAATAACTGCACCGGACACGACATGCTTATTGATATCTGCTGAAACACCGATTGCCACGGTTTATAAATGCGTTCTAACCGGTAGCCCGGATTTGGTTTTGCCAATCAGCAGCTTTCAGGCGCGGATCAGGAATGGAGTCCCAACATATCTTGAGGTTGTAGTCCCTAACGCATCAATTTATGCAGATGATATTGCGGATCGAACAACCTGGGATATCGTTGTCAGTAAGGGCGCAAGCCTGTTCCCGGACGGAACGATTAATTACGCTGAGATTGCGCGGGCTGATTTTGACTCCTTACAGATTGACCAGGGCGGGACCGCTTACACCATCCGGCTATCAGGGCATCAGACAACCACTTATGCAAGCCCGGCGACCAGGGCATTGACTGATATTTCAACGGTTTCGCAGCAGGTTGACGGGAAGCGTCGGGTTCGGTGTGGTGTTAATTTTCTGGTTAGACCGGGCGATACAGTAACATGGAACGGTGGCGACGACTCAATGACGGCGGGCATGATAACGCTCACAGTTTCGGTTTTGCAGCAAATTATGGACATCACGGAGGCATAAATGGCGGCATATAAGGTCTACAAGGGCCATAACAGCCCGTTCACGGTGGAAATCACAACGATTGACGGGCGCAAATACTCAACGGAGCAAATGGCCGCGATATCGAGATGCTTTATAAAATATATCGCATCGTCAACGGCTGACGCTGAATATGCGGACAGCGTGGCGAATCCGGAATGTTTTAACTGGACAACATACGCGGCTACCGGAAAAATTTTAATCGACATTGGGCTGCTGACTTTGACAGCCGGGAAAGACACAAAGGCGGAATTGGTCGTCTATGACACGACCTACACCGATGGCCGGGTGATTGCTCAAATGACCCTGACGGTCAGCGAAGAGGTTTACGACGGCGTGACGACGCTTGGAAGTCTGGCACTGCCGAAAACAGTTACAGACGACTATCAGGTTTTGGTCACAGATCTTTATCGGCCTTCCATCCGGGTGAACGCTGCGACTCTGAAAACGTTGACTATGCCGGTTATGACGGCGGCCTATGATGGGGCGCGAATCACAGTGATCATAAAGGGCCTCGGTGATGTGGATATCATAGCGGCTGATGGCGAAACAACGACATTCGGGAGTGCGACACACACGAAACTGACCGGAACTGAACAATTTTCTTCGGTGACGTTGGAGTATGATTATGCATCGGATATGTTCCATATCATCGACGGAACAAAGACGTGGCGCGGGGGGGCGGCGTAATGAAAAGAATATTAATTGTTTTGGCGGTCTTGTGTTGGTCTTCGGCGGCATTTGGCTGGTCTTTTAACGACTACACTGACGAGGACAAGGCCAAGGTTGACGTCATCACCGTTACGGGCGGGAATGCTGGTGACGTGTTGACCTTGCAAAGTGATGGATCGTGGATACCAGCCGCACCGACTGGCGGAGGCATGACATATCCATCCGCCGGCATAGCCATGTCGACGGGCAGCGCATGGACAACCCCATGGGATTATGACTTTGGAGATTTGATCAATGTCCCGGCGTATTTGCTGGCTGAATCCGATCCAACGGTTGACACCAGCGCGGAAATCCAGGCCATTATCGGGGCAGGGGTTTATGAACCAGCGGACGCAAATATCCTGAAATCTGGAGAGCAGAACGCCGGGACAGACATCACAGCAGACCTTGAAGAAGAAACCCATGCAAGCGAACATGCCACAGCGGGCGGTGATGCCATATCGCCCACAGACATTGGGGCAGCGGCAGCCTCCCATGCGCACACAGGGGCCGATTTATCCGGAATTGACATATCAGATGACACCAACTTGGCCGGGACTGCGAACGAGATTGTTCTCACTGGCGATACGCTTTCTATCCATGCTGATATTGCGCGGGATTCTGAGTTGCACGCCGATGAATCTGACGCCTCCACGACCGTCAAGGGGGTTGTTGAGCTGGCAATCGGTAGCGAGGTTACGGCCGGAACGAGTGAGATATTGGCAGTCACCCCGAACGCACTGGCTGGATCTGGATATGCCATCAGATACCCCTCAATTGTCCTTTTCCGGAGTGATCAGGCGGTAACCGTGGGCGACGGAACCACCGGCATCCCGATAGCGCTCACCGGATATAACATCATTGATATTGTGGCAACCGTGGACGATAAAGGGATTACCGGAACAACTGATATTCAGGTCAGGCGGCGGCGGGCTGGAACCGATGTCGATGCGCTATCAACCAAAGTGACGATAGGGGATGAGTTTTTCGCCCAGGACGAAACGGTCGACACGTCGAATGATGATTTGGCGGTGGGAGATATTCTTTATGTCGATGTCGACGCCGTGCATTCCGGGACGCCGCCAAATGGATTATCGGTGGCAATTGTCATCCAGTTGGTCCCATAGGTGCCGAATGAAAAAATTCTTACTCACGATTTTCTTTCTGGTTTGGACGGCTTCGGCGCTCGCGGCAACCTCCCGGACTCTTCCGGCAGCCGCTGTGTATCATACGATTGGAGATGTCACCCGTGCATTCCAGTCTACCGAAGTATCCGCTTGGGTTTCTCAAACGGCTGGAAGCCTTAACGCCATCACGACAACGGACCAAGACAGCTCAGGAAATACGCTTTACGTCACGTCCACCGCACCCTTTGAAGGCTGTGAGGCTAACACGTCAAAAGTTGTATGCGGCGGGCAAACACTGACTATTACGGCGGTCAATTCCGGGGTTTCCTTATCTGTTTCCAGCATCACCGGCACAATCAACAGCGGAACGGCGGTAGCTTGTTCATTTATTTTAATGGGTCCGGACGATCTGGTACTTGCAGACTATAACGTAACCATATCCGGGGCTACAAATACAACGGCATTTGAGTACTGCCGTGGGATAATCGCGGCTCCCGGCAATCGCGGCACAGAGACCACTGGAATGCGTTTTGAAAAATCTTACGCCGGGAATGTTTATATTTTCAGCGTAGCAGAAGATAATTTTTTTATCTATGATATAGGGGTTAAAGCCGTCTCGACCGGGGTAAATACCTCTGGAGTAGGCATTAGAGGTAATTTTAACAATTTATATGTTGCTGGATGCACGATTTACGATTGTACCGGAACGGGTACCAGTTTTGCAAATGGCATTTTATATTATGGTGCAGCTTCCGACGTCACCGGGTATTTTTATAATAATTTAATAAAAGATACGTCGGGTGGGTCGAATGCCAACAAGGCCGGTATCCGAATTATAAATACAGTGGCCGGTACGGTAACGGCTGAAATTTATAATTGCACAATTGTAGGGTCCGGGTTTTCGGATGTCCGGGTTTCCGCAACCAGCGGGACAACCGCGATTGCGAATGTGAAAAATACAATTGCAGTTGCCATGACGGACGCCAATTCAGGCGGAACTGATACCATAAACCAGACTACAAATGTCCTTAATGCAGCGGTTGACTACGAGGCGGACGGCTATCACCTTGACCAGCCGGACACCCTTGCAGCCGGACAAGGGACGGATCTTTCCGCTACATTTACGGACGATATCGACGGCGAAACCCGCGTCCTGAAAATCGGAAATAAGTGGGATATCGGCTGTGACGCAATGACCGAAAGCGTCATAACCATAAATGAAACCACGAACTCCATGAAGGACGGCAGGGTTATTGCCAGGGATTCAAATGATCAAGGAGAGTTGGAATTCACCGGAACATATAACTTCCCTGCGACTGATGAAATCGAAATTCAGGCAATCCGAAGAGATACATCGGCAGTTGTTCCGCTTAGTGGGGGAAACTGGAAATCACTTTCCTCAGTGACGCTAAACAGTGGCACATACACAGGGCGACTGACGAACATCCCATCAGGTGATTATTGGTATCAATTTGTGGCTCGTGATAAAGATGACCCAGGGTATGAATCGGCTACCTCAAATGATATCAGTGTTGGGATTGTGGTCATAGCTGCTGGGCAATCATGGATGGAATACTGGTTTAACTATATGCCGTATAGCGGATCTCTCGATGAGACGCCTTCGGATTTAACGCGAAAATTTACGACTACATCATGGGTAACTATGACTGGCGACGGGGGGCCGGTTTTTGCCAATATGCTGCACACGGCCATCGGGTGTGTCGTCGGAGTAATTAACGCAGGTCATGCATCTACGGCATTATATGAGGCATATGACATTGGCGAGGGGTACTGGATCGGGGCGTCCGACGCTACCTACAATATGTATGAAAAACTCCAGGCGGCCCTTGCAATATCAGAACCGATTTCTAGGATTAAAGCAAATTATACATTGTGGTATCAAGGACACAACGAGGCTATTGGGAGTATTAGCCAAACAGATTATTACAATGGTTTGATTGATCTATATGGAGACCTCCAATCAGATACAAATAATGCGAATCTTTCTATTTTCGTTGTTGGGTTGCCTGACGCAGATCAACAGACCGACGCAGGTGCCGCAAATGTTCGACTGGCGCAATTGCAGTTTGTGAATGAGTCAGAATCGGATTACAAATATTACAGCCACTCGACCTACGATCTTGAGTTATACAATGAGAACGTCGCTGGAACATATTATCATTGGCATATGACAGAAGCATCCCAAGAAATTGAGGCGGTTCGCGCCGCTCAATCAATCGCCTATCACGAAGTCGGAACGGGTGATTATACATACTGGAGAGGGCCACGGGCGGAAGGGTACACCATCGTTGATGCTGAGCATACCGATACACACATAGCCTTAAACTCCGCTGCTACAGATTACACCCCGGCAACCGGGATCACCGGCTTTGAAGTCTATAACGGGTCTTCATGGATAGCGGCAACCGGGGCAAGGCAGGATGCAACAACTGTCAGGCTTACCCATGCTTCGGCAACCGTGAGCGATGCCCGGCTGTTTTACGGGGGTTTGCTGGATGTGACCGGCGTGATCCAGGATAATTCGGCCCTTACTTTGCCGATTGAACCGTTTGGCGAACTGGATGTTTATACCGGGCCTTCCGGCTGGACCCCGCAAGTGATAATCTATTGAGAAAGGAACCTGAAAATTGTCTTACACGATAACTGAAGCAGCTTCTCTGGTAGCGATTATTGTTGGGATAACGGTTATGGTTGGTATTATTTACCGAATCGCACTGAACGAATTCAAAACCACATTTATGAGGATTGAAGATTGCAAATCGGTTCAATCTGGATGCCAATCGAAAGTCTGTTCCGAAATCTCCGTTCTTCGTGATGAATTATCGAAGTACCGCGAGCACAGCGAAATAAAGCGGGATCTTGCGAAAGAAGAGACGCAAAAGAGATGGGACACGGTAAATGACAAGCTCCACACAATTGATCTGTTTATGACGCGAATTGAGCCGTTCTTGCCGATCCCCCAAAACCATTCGGCTTGGGAGCATTTGAATGGAAGTACAGGCCGGGGATTTGGCGGGAGTTATCCGATACAGAAGGGGGAATGATGGACTTATTAAACAAACTCACAAATCAAATTATCCGGCATGAGGGCGTCCAATTAAAGCCTTATAAATGCCCTGCGGGTTATCTTACCATTGGGGCAGGCCGAAACCTCGAAGGAAAGGGCATTACGTTCGCTGAGGCTATGGATTTGCTTCAGAATGACATTGACGAATGTACTGACGACCTTTCAGATATCTTCAGCCAATTTGCGGTTTTACCGGAGAACATACAGCATGTTTTAGTTGATATGCGGTTAAATCTTGGGTATAATGGTTTCCGTGAATTTAAAAAATTGATTCAGGCCGTTAAGGATAAAAACTGGCAGGCGATGAAAGAAAATATGGTTATGTCTCTCTGGTATCGGCAAGTCGGTGATCGGTCAAAGAACTTGGTAAAAATGGTTTGCGAAGTTATTAATGAGGGTAAAAAATGAGATCATGCCCACAGTGCGGCGGAAAGCCTTTCAAAATCATCTATTTTGGCCTGCCTCATCTATTCTGCCAAAATCCGGAATGTAATTGCATGTATGGCTTTTGGGCCAATGTGACACAGTATTTCCCATTTAATGGATGGTTGATGACCTATGAAGGGAGTTATGCTTCTGCTTTATGGTGGTGGCTCACAAACGGGTGGGGGCAGGATGATGATTGATAAAATAGGCCCACGGTGGTACACGCCGAAAGACACAACGACAATCGAAGAAATCTTCAGGGTTGTTTCGATCTTGACCGTCGTTGCGGGCTGTGTTATTATTGGCACAGTTCAGTATGGGATTTTTAAATTATTTGAATGGTTGGATGAGGGATGAGAATATTTTTTATTTTTATCTGCAATGCGCTTGAAATATTGTGCCGCACAATTCGGCCGATCCACCGGGCAGAAACCCTCTTGATCGGACAATATGGCAACTTGACGGCAGCAAGTTTGTGGCTGGACGACCGGTTTGAGCTGGGGCTTTGGAAGGTTGTAGAGCCTGAGCAACGGTATTATGAGGATTATCCTTGTTATTTTTAAAATGGCTGGATTCGCCAGCCGATAACCGATAAAAACAGGAGAACGATCATGGCATTAAAAGCATGCAAACTTGTTTACACAGCGGAAGAAGCGAAAAACGTTACCAAATTCCAGGGCATTCCGGTGAAGTTTATTGTCGGGCCGAATGGATGCGTCCAACTGCTCTTTGTCGAGGACGGTAAGGACAAGGAAGAAACGATCTGCACCGGGGAATATGTTCTCAACCTCGACCGAAATAAAAAATATCAGGTTGTGAAAATCCCGGCGGAAGGATACACAAACGATGAATCCAGCGGGTCACTCATTCAACAGATCAAGCCGATGATCGGGGAAACCGATGTGCCCTTTAAATACACTTTTAAAGAAGGCTCAGCGGTGCCTGCCCCTGCATCCGGCCTTGATGATTTCCCGAAAGCCACGCCGACGAACTGGCAGGAAGACATGCCGGAGCTTATTGCACGGCTAAACAACACGTTGAACCGGCTGGAAAGCTTTTTGGAAGTGAATAAGTTTTAACCCGGTCAAAATGTCTTTTGTTTTGTAGCTTTAGAATTACAAATGGATATCGCAATTGTAATTGGAGACCGCATCCTTGACAATGATGGCGACTTTGCAAAAGTTGAAGAAATAAAAGATAATTTTTTAAAGGTTCTTTTCTTATCCGGTCCTTGTAGTGGGAGAAAATTGTGGGTAATGGCACAAGACATAAGGAATGATATAAACAATGGTAACAATAGGCAATAGAAACTGTTCCGGTCGGTGTGGTGGGTGGGCTGGCGATGGATACACTACCCAACAGATTAGCGACACAATAATAAATTCAAAAGCGAAATGCCCCTTTGAGTTTAAAGAAGAAAATCTAACCCGCGAAGAGTGCATTGATTGCCATAAAAACGGTGACGGTGTGTGCCATTTGTTAAAAACAGCGCAAGGTGCGAGCCCCCATCAAGGGCGACTTGGACATTGCTTACCTCTTGACGGATAAAAAATGAAGCAACTCATAATAAGCCTGTTGATTCTATGGCTCGTTACGGCGGTTTTTGCTCTGGGGATTGTTGATCTATACCGGAACGAGCCGGTCAAAGTTTCGATTCCGGAAATGGTGCACAAATGAAGAAGCTGCCGATAAAATCATGGGAAGAAAACGACTGCTTAACCAAGGCGAGGCAGGTTTATTCAGTTAAGCGCGGCGAAATCCGAAAGGCGAAGCGCCGGTACTCAAAGCGAACGCGGCGAGCGGCAAGACAGGAAATTATTTACGATACGAGCGATATGATATGACCAGAATAATCAACGGACGCTTCCGCTATGTGACGTTGCCGAAGCAGCTTGCAAACGGATGGAAATACAGATTGCTTGAGGATATAACATTCCTCACCTTTATTTTCCCGCTCCGACCTTTCTGCCACGAACTTATCGAATACACCAAAGCTGGAAAGCTGACGTTAAAACGAGGCTACCAATGGAACGGGGCGTCCGGCCCATGCCCAGACCATGAGGGGATCATGATGTCTTCGTGTCTTCATGACGCATTGTGCCAAATGTATGCAATGGGAGTAATCACCAAATTTCAGCGATGCCAAGCCGATCATTTATTGGCTGACATGACGAGAGAGGAAATGATCCGGCTGGCAAACCAATCAAAAAGCGCTGTTCTCCGGGCCGTCAGAACCGTATGGGCTTTTATTTGGTCGGAATGCGTCTGGCTGGCGGTACGGGGGTACACGTGCATTCAGTAGCCATATCCGGGCGGGTTCGGCGCGACCAGATGTCCCGCCCGGAACTCGAAAGCTGTAGCTACATCTTCAACTATCGCCTGTGCGATAATACCGGTTTCGAGTGCCCGCCCTGATCGGATAAAATCGGCTCTTTCTTGATCAGTTTTTAAATCGCACCATAATTTGTCCTTGAAATCACTGGTCATATCTTCTCCCATTCCCACCATGCTTTAATGGTTTCTCCATTGCAATTTGTGTTATAACACATCCGGCCCCATTCAAAACGGAAGGTTAAAAATCTAAACCGTTTTCCTATCCTGCCCTTCCAGTCTGGGTTTCTTTTTTTCACATCTTCCTCCATTCCCGGAACTGGCGCTTCCGGGCCTGTTTGTGTTCGGCTTTTCTAACATTTTTTGTGGAAGCACACTTTACAAATGGCGTACCCGTCAGGCGCTGGTATCTGTCCACTTCCATCACATATGGGACAGGCCATAAAAGAATCGCATTTTTTATCTGGACCGATCCTTATGCCATTTGTTAAAGACGTCCGCACCGGTTGCAGGTTCCCGCACGGCACGACAACTTTTGGACCGTTCAAAATCTTGATTAGATGATTCCTGGGCTTGCCTCTGCCCGATATAAGCACATAGCCGATTTTGCCATGGTAAGGCATGGCGCGGTTCTTTTTCCGATACCAAATCTTAACTTTTTCGTATAGGTGTGGGCTGGCTATCATTTGTCGGCCTCCGGTAATTTTTGAACGTCGCCAACAAAAAACACACCCATGGCGTTTCAGGCGTAAAATCAGCGTGAGAACATGGCCCTGTTTTTTGTCTAACGGCTGGATTGCGGCCGCACTTTGCAGACCGTCCGCACTTGGCCCAGTTGCCGCATATTGTGTCTATCATTTGCTGGCCTCAATTCTGGCTTTTATTTGTTGTTTTGCGCTCCGCATCGCCAGCGCTTTGGGTGTGTTTTCGTACCTGCCGCATTGGTGTTTGCGCTGGCAGTAAAACGAGTTGCATTTTTGATTGGTCATTTCTTGTGCCTCATGACATTTCTGACCGAAGATTCTCGAATCTCTTTGGCTGCAACCGGATCGGCCATTATCACGACAAGAGATATGTCGGTGGGGCTGTTGATATAAACCTGTGCGACAAGAGCGCAATTGCTATCCGGATTGATCTTTTTATCAAACATAGCGGTAATAAACGGCTTTAATTCCTGAACTTGCCAGCCTGTTAATTCTACATCTATTTTTTTGGTGAAAATGTCATTTGTCATGGCTTGGCCCCTCTACTTAAAAAGTTTCATCTGTTGGGTTTCGTGCTGGATGCGTTTGGCGGCTATTCCTCATCCTAATTAATTTCCGCTTTAAACCCCAAATCCGCATAGATAGTAATTTTTGGAGTTTATTAATTTCCTGTGTGTCCAGTGCAGGAGCGGGCAAGGTCTTTGGTTTCCTGATTTCGATCACTTTAAAATCTGGCAAAACCATAAGCACGCCCGCCCGTTCAGGTATTAACTCAATGTTTGGCACAAGGCTTTCCGGAATGGCGAAATATAGTCTGCTGACTCTATGGTCATTATGTTGCCGTCGCTTTTTTAAATCGGCTTTCAGGTCGGATTTCGAGACTTTTATTTCAACTTCCCATAACCTGTTGGACTTCGTGATAACAGCCATATCCATTTCGTAATCAAACAGACCCCATGAAACGTTTGGTATGATTAAATGTGTTCGCCAGTTCAAAAACTTAGCCACAGCAAGCTCGATTTCGATAGCCGTCACGACCGCGCCCCTCCCCGATGTCCGATTGTTGATGGATTACGCTTGTAATTCTCCCGGCTGTCCGGGTTCGCCTGATGGCATTTCAGGCAATGAGTTTCAAGATATATTCCGTGGCGCGGCACATAGCCGGGGATTGGTCTTTTGCCGCAAACCGGGCAGGTGTCGTAGGGTGTGGTCATTTAGCAGCTCCTTTATAATAACTCGCCTTGTGGTTCTTCCCGCCCCTGGGTCTCGCCGGGATGCCCATATTTTTCAACCGCCATGCCACAGTGTACCAAGTTTTATCAAACCATTCCCCTGTTTGTCGGTAACTCAACCACTCGTCTTGATACATGGTGACTATGGCATGGTCATAATTGTCGTATCCAAGTTGACGGGCGCG